GCGAAGATGAAGAAGAACTTGAATTTGATGTAGAAGAAGATATTCAAGCACTATTTGGTGACGAAGATCTTTCCGAAGAATTTAAAGAAAGAGCGGCTCTGGTATTTGAGTCTGCCTTAAGAACAAAGGTAGCTGAAGCTGCTGAAATTATTCAGAAGCACTACGAATCAGCTCTTGAAGAGAATGTTTCTTCAATCCAATCAGAATTAACTGAAAGAGTTGATTCATATCTAGAGTATGTTGCATCTGAGTGGATTGAAGAGAACGCTCTTCAAGTTGAAAGAGGACTCAAGTCACAATTGGCTGAGTCTTTTATGAATAATCTCAAGACACTTTTTGAAGATCATTATGTATCAATTCCTGAAGAGAAATATAATGTTCTTGAGAACATGGTCGATAAACTTGATGACATGGAATCAAGACTCAACGAACAAATCCAAAAAAATATTCAGTTAAATCAAAGACTTAGCGAATCTGTATCAGATGGAATCCACTATGATGTCTCTAGAGGTCTCGCTGAGACCCAAAAGAGCAAGCTCGCTAGTCTCGCTGAAGGTGTTGAGTTTGTAAATGAAGAAGACTATCGTGAGAAACTGGAATCTCTAAGGGAGTCATACTTCCCAAGAAATCCAATTACTCCACAAAGAGAAGATGAAATGCTTGGTACTCAGAGCGAAGTTATTTCAGAATCAATGGATGCCTACTTAAAGGCCATTACAAAATTCTCTAACTGATAATAAATAAAGTATAAACAAACACTTTCCAAGACAAACGGAGATTCCACAAATGTACAATTCAACCCACTTACAAGAAAAGTGGTCACCTCTTCTAAACTGCGAAGGACTTGATCCAATCAAGGATTCGCATAGAAGAAATGTTACTGCAATTCTTTTAGAAAATCAAGAAAGATTCCTCAGAGAAGAGAGAGGTTTTCTTTCAGAAACTAGCCCAACAATGTCAGCCGGAACTGGTGGCTTTAGTGGTTCTTCTACTGCTACTGGCCCTGTTGCAGGTTTCGATCCAGTTCTGATCAGCTTGATCAGACGTTCAATGCCACAACTCATTGCTTATGATATCTGTGGTGTTCAGCCAATGACTGGCCCAACTGGTCTTATCTTTGCGATGAGAACCCGTTATACTAATCAGTCTGGTAATGAGTCATTCTTCAACGAAGCTGATTCTACCTTCTCCGGACAGAACAAACAGCAAACCCTCAATGCAGGTTTCGCTGATGCTAATGCTGGTATCGGTACAACCACTCAGCGTGGAACTAATCCCGCAATCCTAAATGATGTCGGTGTAGTTGCTGGTATTGGTTCAACCGACTATAACGTTGGTGGTGGAATGGGAACTGGGGAGTCTGAAGCTCTCGGCGATAGTGGCTCAAACACCTTTGCAGAAATGGCTTTCTCAATTGAGAAAGTTACAGTTGCTGCTAAGTCTAGAGCACTCAAGGCTGAGTATTCGTTAGAACTCGCACAAGACCTCAAGGCTATTCATGGTCTTGACGCTGAAGCTGAGCTGGCTAATATCCTCTCAACTGAAATTCTTGCTGAAATCAACCGTGAAGTAGTTCGTACCGTTTATAAGATCGCTGAATCTGGCGCTCAGACCAACACTGCTACCGCAGGTTACTTCGACCTCGATGTTGACTCCAATGGTCGTTGGTCAGTTGAGAAGTTTAAGGGCCTACTCTTCCAGCTTGAGAGAGATGCTAACGCAATCGCTCAAAGAACTCGTAGAGGAAAGGGTAACATGATCATCTGTTCTGCTGACGTAGCTTCGGCTCTCACCATGGCAGGCGTTCTTGATTACACCCCAGCCTTGAACGTTGGTCTTAATGTAGATGACACCGGCAGCACGTTTGCTGGCGTAATCAACGGTAAGTATAAGGTCTTTATCGATCCTTATGCTGCTAACGTTTCAGCTCAACAGTACTACGTTATCGGATATAAGGGTCAGAACCCTTATGATGCTGGTATGTTCTACTGCCCTTATGTACCTCTCCAAATGGTTCGTGCCGTTGGTCAGGATACTTTCCAGCCTAAAATTGGCTTCAAGACCCGTTATGGAATGGTTGCAAACCCATTCGCTGAGGGAACCAATCAGGGTTCAGGTGCTCTTCGTGTTAACGCTAACCGTTACTACAGAAGGGTCCAGGTTACCAACCTCATGTGATCTAGAATTAAAGGATCAATCACAAGGCCCCCTTCGGGGCCTTTTTTTATGATCTAAATAGGGTTAAAGAATTAATTATATGTCATTCGCAAATCAAATTGAAAACAGAAATTTACTATCGCCTAATGGATTTAAATTTTCTATAGCAAAGTATCCTAAGGTAGACTTCTACAGCAATAAGGCAGCTATACCTGGCATATCTCTTGGAGTTGCAATTCAACCAAATCCATTTAGAGATCTACCTGTTCCTGGAGATAAGCTAGAATATAATGACCTCTCATTAACTTTCCTAATAGATGAGGCAATGGAGAATTATTTGGCAAT